TCGCACGAAAACGTCGGCCCCTTAAGCAAGGATGGGTGCAGCTGAGCAAAACGCTCGACGCCGTCGTCGTGGACGCCAATCCCCGAACACGACGGCAAGCGCGATGCGCAATCTGCACCACCTACCTCACCATGCTGGTGCACCCGCACCTCATGCTTATTCTGCGTACGGTGGTAGAACTGCACAACGAGGAAATCAGGCGAGTCCTGAACCAAAATGCTCCGCTGGCGGCGGTGCGGCAAAGGCTCCCCATCCGGCCCGTAAACCTTGTTGCGTTTGACGGGCTCGTCTTTAATTTTGGACATAACCGGCGAGCGCAAACCCGTGCGTACGAAATCAACTCCGTCAAGCACGGAAATGTACCCTGCCGGCATCAAAGCACACAAAACAATGCGGCACATCGCTACTTTGGCAACCTCAAGATGCAACTTCAACTTAATCAGCTCGCCCTTAGTAGCACAACCGTATTGCGAGGCAATAAACCCGACGTGCGCGTGCTTAGCGGACGCCTCAAAACGCGTCACCAATTCGGCAAACAAAGGGTGCTGGGTACAATCCCAAGCGCGACCCTCGCGAAAAGCCGAAAGGAAATGGCTGACGACGCCCTCACGGTCACGCTGCACGTCGCCGGCGGGATCACCCGGCGGCACGGGAAAAAGCCCGGCCCAAACCTTCAGCTCGGACAAAGAGGGCATCGGGGCTGTCGAGCCCTGATACCCCGACTCGTTTGCAAGAAAGCTCGCCTCCTGGGCCCGCGAATCAAACGTGGCTGGCACATAATCGTCAACATTGTAACCATGCTCGCCAGCGATGGCAGCAAGGTCGGCCGCGAAGTTCTTGGGCATCTTAGTCTGGCAAAGCGAAACTCTGCCAGGCTTAACACGCCCAATCTGCTCCAGCAACCCATGCTCACCGAAACTGCGCGGCTCGCACGCGTGCCCATCCAAAGTCTGGTTTACGAGCTCCGTGTAATGCCTCAGAGGCGGCATGTGGTCGACAATTCGGCCGACCCAATCAAGGGCGTCGTCGCGCGTGACAACCTCCCCCGTCTCCGGGTAAACAAAATGCCCCATAGGCACCGGCGCAGCCAACTTGTGCACAGCCGCAAGGAACATGTCCCGGCGGGCATCAAGCACAGGATGGCACAACGGCGGCCTACCTGACAACTGCATCTCCCGAGCGACAGGGTCCGAATTCGGCGTGCGCGAAGCGAGCCCCCGTACAGCCTGCCCCAAGGCATACTTAACACGAAAAGCCGGGCGAAGAAAAGCACCAACAAGCGACGCGGGAACTGAAGTCAAGCTGCCAACAAGGGGAAACCCCTTGCCACCACAACAACGTTCTACCGCCTCAGGCTCTTTGCTCTTCTCCTTCTTACGAACCTTCCGGTTCGCCTTCTTGCTTACCTTGCCCGTCCCCTCCGGCGAAACACCGCCGGCACTGCCCAATGCCGCAGCAACGCTGATCACAACGGGCTTGTCGGCGATAACAACGGGCTTATCGGCGCTGAAAGTCACGGCCCGTGAAGGCCGCGGCTTAACAGCAGCTGGCCCAACAACTACTGCCTCACAATCCGTGCCGACGCACATGTCATTAAGTACAACACTGCTCGTGGCACGGTTGACCCCGTAATAGCGCGAATACGCGGCGACCTGCCCACTGGGATTGTTGTAACACTCCCCCTGATTGGCAGCCCTCCCGACATTCTGCTGAACGTCATTGGCATCGCGCTCATCCCTTCGATACTGTGCATACAAATTAACGTCCTCCCGGGCGTGGCGTGAAGCGGCCCGCTGGCCGCGCCCTCTCGCCTGGTAGCCCTCGTCCTCGTAATCCTCGCCATCGTCTTCGTCGGATTCGAAATTCTCGTAATACTGGTCGTACTCGTCGTTCTCCTCAGCGTCATAGTACTCGCCATACTGATCGCCTAGCTCGACGACCTGACGCTCCTCATCCTCCTCGTAGTCCATGTCGTTCTCAGTACCACGGTAAAGCCCTGAAGGGGACTCATTCGTATTGGTCGTGCGAACAACGGTGTGATCAAGGGGGAGGTACGTCCAGTCCTCAAGCGGGACCTCAGCAGCGCGCTTCCGGTAAAACAAGACGGCTGACCCATTGAGTATTACCCCAACAGGCTTGCCCTCGACCAAACGACGACCAACGACGATACCGTAAGGGCGCGTAAGCGCAGTAATGATACCGCCGCTCTGGCCGTCACCAAACGCATACGAGGACGAAACTATGCCCTTCTTGCCATCATAATCATTGGCGTTTGCAACAAAGGCCCGCGTAAAGACGACTGGCCTGTCGTGGTGAACGCCATAGTCAAGTTGGGCAACGACGGGGCCACCGGGCGTGGGCGCCCAAGTAACGGCGGTCAAACCGAGGTTCGCAGCCGCATCATCCTTGCAAACCAAAAAGCACAAATCCCGGTTAAGCGCCTCGCGAGGGGACGGACCCCAAACTTTAGCGCAACCACCCTCCAACACCAACAACGCCCGAAAATCAAGCAGCTTCCCATTTTCCGTGTTCTGCTTAACGTAAAGGATCTCCCCCCCATTAGCTGAAATCACAGACAACGGGTCGCCGCCACCGTCCATAGCAATCACAGCATGCTGCGAAAGCATCAAAGTAGGCTTGTCGCCCAACACCGTAGGGCCGAGGCTAACCTGTCCAAATTCAAAGGTGGCGCGCCCAGGGTACCGCACATACAGCTGCACTGACCCCCTGGTCATACGCGACTTCTCAGCATCCGCAGCAGCCGAGCCTGAGCAACGAACAAAGCGCCCTCCAGGGCGCTCGTAGTACAACCTGCCCAAAAAGCTCCGCACCCGGCCGTCGGCCAAGTAATGCTGACGATACGTGCGATAACACAAATACCCAATTAACCCCCATACGGCAGCATCAACACACCGGCAAAGAAACCGGGCGTGCCGAAGCATAAACGCGAAAATGAAGGCGAAAGCGACCTGAGGAGTGGAATTGACGAACCA